CGGGCGTTGGCGACGTGGGCTTCGGAGGCGGCGTCGACGGTGGCTTTGCCGAAGTCGATGACTTTTTTGGTGACGTAGGCGGAGCCGATCGCCTCGGCGACCTTGGCGAAAGAGACCCCGGTTTTGTCCGCCGCGCCGGAGGCGGACTTGGAGGCGTCGGAGGTCTGTTTGAACGCGTTGACGGCGGAGGTGGCGTTGCCGACCAGCTGGAATTGGAGTTCGGCCGCCACCTGGTGTTACCGCCGGGCTTGGGTGCGTTCGGCGATCTCTTCGAGCACCTCGGCGGCGGTGACGAGCGCGGTCGGGTCGTCCAACCATTCGCGGACGGGGACGCCGGTGGCGACGGCGACTTCCACCGCTAGTCGACCCCAGCCGCCGGCCGGGTAGGGTCCAGGCCGTTGTCCTCGGCGTCGGCGCCGTTCTGGGCGGCCCGCTCGTCGTCGGTGATGACCCCCTGGATCTGGTCGACGAAGGTGCGGAAATCGCGGGCGGCCGGGTCGTCAGGATGTTGCCGTTTGAGCGCGGAGTACCACACCCTCGCGCCCATCTCGGCGGCGGCGTTGGCCAGCGGCCCGCCGAGGCCGCGCTCGGCGGTGAGCTGGTCGGCCATGTTCGTGACGACCCGGACGGTGCGGTCGTCGGGGAAGATCAGATCGACCCGCTGGACGAAGCTAGGCACCTTTCACCCCGTCACAGATTTTCTGCCCCGACTTTTCGAGGGCGTGGAGCCATTCGGTTTCGGTCTGGTTGATCGCCCGCACGACGAACGGGTTGGCGTCGATGTTGTGCGCCGGTCTCCCCCAGTGGATCGGGACGGCGTACACCAGCGGCGAGGTGATGGTGGCCCGCTTGTCTTTGGTGCCGGTCCGGAACGATCCCGCCAGCCGCCCGGTCAGGCGGGGGGCGGTGCCGGGGATGGCGTGAAGGATGACGGTGGCGGCGTCGGAGGTGTCCAAATCGGGGAGGGCTTTTTCGGCCCGGGCCATGGTGGACAGGAGCTCGGTTTCGCCGACGACGGTGACGCCGGGCTGGCCGGCCATCAGGCCGCGACAGGCGTGCTCGCCGCCTGGGAGGCGGAGGCGCCGGAGGTCTCCCACGCGAAGGTCGGGGTCTGCTGGAGGTTCCAGGCGAAATCGGAGGTGACCCGGGCGTTGACGTCGCCGCCGTAGGTGTCGGTGGGGATCTCCACTTGCAGGGTGCCGGTGATGGTCGGGGCGCCCTGGTCGTCGGGGACGAACTCGTAGGCGACGATCTCCAGGTCGTGGGACCAGATGAACGCGATCACCCCGCCCGACGCTTCGTCCAGGTCGAAGTCCTGGACCAGGGTGCCTTCAAGCTTGTGGCCGTCCGACTTTCTCGGCGCCGGCGTCGTGTCCCCGCACAGGGTTGTCACGGGGTCGCCGTCGTCGGAGTAGGCGGTGGTGATCCGGCAGTTGGTGATCTGGCAGGAGAAGTCAAGCTGGGTGGGGGTGTCGCCGAGCTTCAACGTCCCGTGGCGTAGCCGGGAGTCGTGCAGGGTCATGGGTCTCCTTCCGGGGTGGTGAAGGTGATCTGGTAGGACGGGTGGGTGTTCGGGCCGAGGACGTAGGCGCCGGGCTGGGCGACCTGGATGGCGAACGTCGCGGCCACCGCGTCGATCAGGGCGTCCAATTGGGCCCAGGTGGTGCGGTCGCCGCCGGTCGGGCCGGCGCCGATGGCGTGCACGTTCCACACCGCCGTGTACCCGCAGGCGACGTCGTAGTCCCGGCGGGGCGGGACCACGAGCACGGCCGGCGGGTTCAAAGCGCCCGGGTCGGTCGTGGCCCGGATCCCGGCCGCGACCAGTTTCTCCACAATCTGGAGGGCGGCGTCGGCGGTGCTCACGCGATCACCATTTCGGTCCACGGGGAGACGAGCTGGGTGATGTCGGCGTCATAGGACAGGATCGTGGCCGTCCCCATGTCGGAGACGCCGACCACACCATCAGGCGAGTTGCGGCGGGCCATCAGCCGGTTGGTGAGCAGAAGGCCGGCCTGGTGGATCATGTTGGGTACCGGCAGCGGGGTGCCGGTGTCGGGGTCGGTGGTGAAGGCGACGGGGGCGCGCAGCTCGAGGGCTTCGGCGGCGGCGGCGACAGCCTCTTGAATGGCGGCGTCGTCGGTCGTGTCCGCGGTGCCGATCCGGGCCCACGCCTTATAGGCGTCGGCGGTCAACCACGAACCGTCCGGCCACGCGCCCCCGTCGCTCATCTACTTCGCCGACCTTCCCGCGGCGCCACCACCACCGGAGCTAGCGGAGGTGCCGCTAGCGCCGTTGCCGTTGCCCGGGGCGGGCGCGGTGTAGGTGATGGTGACAAACGACTTCGGGTCGGTTGCGGCCGCGGCCCACAGGCCGATGACGCCGATGTTGTAGCCGGCCACCCCCACGTCGATCACGCTGAGCTGGACGGGGGCGCCGGGCGTCTCGTAGAACTCGACAGCGTCGGCGTCGCCGACCACGAACGTGTCGGGCGGGATGTTGGGGTCCACGACGGCGCGCAGGCCGCCGAGGGTGGAGATGGCGCCGCTGAGGTCCGCGGTCCCGTAGGCGTTCGTGGGGCCGAGGAACGGAAACAGCGGGCGGCCGTTGCCATCCACCAGGCTGGCGAGCATCCCGTAGGTGGTGAGCCCCATCCACACCGTGTTCGGGAACTGGTTGTCAGTCGAGTTCTGCGCCACTTCGATCGCGGCCTGCGCGAGCGCCGACGCGAACCCGCCGGCGGTGCCGTCCCACGCCACCGACTGGGTGACCTGCGCGGCCACACTGGCCCAGGCGTTCGTGTTGGAGCGGCGGGCGTACACCGCGACGAGGTCCTGGAAGATGATGTCCAAGGCGCCCGGCGAGGAGCGGTTGGCGAGTTCCCAGGAGACGTCCACACCGCCCGCCCACGAGCTCAACGGGATCTTGAGCAGGTCGAGCTCGAAGGCCTGGGAGGCGATCGGCTGCTTCTCGGTGTGCTCGGCCACCTCGGTGTGCTGGGTGATGTGCGGCCGCTGCACCTCCATCCCCACCGGCGGGAGCGTCGGATGCGACATAGCGTCCACCGAGGGGCGGCGGGCCATCCACTGGCCGAGCACGTCGCCGGTCACCTGCGGCGGTACCAGCCCGGGGGTTTGGGCGGTGGTGACATCGGCGAGGGCCCGCTGGAAGCGAGCGGCCTCGGCCGCGTCGCCTCTTTTGGAACGCATATAACCCTGGACGTATTCGCCCGGGGTGTGGTACGGGAACGGGCTGGTAGCGGCGGCGAGCGCTTCGCCCGGTTCCGGGCGGTCGCTGCGCGACGTCCGGCCCATCAGCTGGCCGGCGTGGGCGTCCAGCTCGGCCCGTTCCACGAGCAGCTCGAGCCGGCCGGTTTTGGCTTCGGCCTCGGCCCGCAGCTCGTCCCAGGTTGTCTGTTCCATGTCTGTGAGGGTGTCGCGCTGGTCGGCGACGGCGCCGGCCTCGATCGCGTTCATGCGGCCGTGGAGCTCGTCTATCGACTGTCTGAGCACGTCCACGAGAGTGATGGGCACGCGGAGATCCTTTCGTGAGGGAGTGACTTCACCTTCGCCCTCACGGGTGGCTCTCGCTCCCAGTGGTGTCCTCTCCTACCCGATCGGGGGTGGGTGGCCCGGCTGGCGGTCGGCCCGTGCTATGTGCTCGCGGATGTTAGCGGGTCGAGATCGGCGGGTCCGCGGATGACGGCGGATCCGGGCCGGTGGACCACCAGCCGGTGAGGCCGCCGGCCTCGCGCACCTCACAGGATGAGCACACCTGGTCGATGTCGTGGGCGATCACCCGATGGTTACAGACCGGGCAGATGTCGCCGGGGCCGAGCGGGTTCAGGTCGACCGGGCAGGGTCGCATCAGCGGCGTTCGACCCGGCCGAACCGGTCCACAGCGACAGTGCGCAACTCGTGGAGACGGGCCCGCTCCGCGGCGAGGGCGGCGACGGACGGGTGGCGGCCCTGGGCGTCGCAGACACGCCTGACGCCGGCATCTTCGTAGGCGGGGAAGTTGCAGATCGACACTTCGTGAAGCTTCACTTCGGTCCGTTCGTGGAGGTCGCGGGCCGAGGCGGGCTGGCGCTGGGGGCCGGGCGTGACCCGGTGGGTAATCGGCTCGAACCCGATGGACAGGCCGGACAGGGCGCCGGATTTTACGAGACTGAGGACGTCGTCAGCGAAGCTGGTGTTCTCCAGATGGAAGGTGGCGTGCAGGCCGTCGTCGGCCTCGGCGAGCTCGGTGGCCTGGCCAATCGGCAGGCCGCGCCGGTCGTGGGAGACGAGCAGCTGGAGGGGGCGGCGGCGGTCGACGATCGTTTTGGCGAACGCGCCCTTCCGGAATACCTCGGTGTAGTCGTCCCAGAAGTCGGACACGTCGAGCTCGACGTCGTAGGGGACGGCGAGGCCGACCAGGTTCCGGCCGTCGCTGTCGCTGTCGCCGGTGTCGTGGCGGAGCTCAAGCCCGTACACGTGGGTGAGGGTGCGGGTGACGGGGGTGAGCGTCGGCGCCATTGGGTTATCTCCCTACGAGGTGGAGGTCGGCGGACTGCTGTTGGTCCTCGGTGCCGGTCCCGGCGGTGTCGGGGATCGTGGCGGGGGCGGCGGGGGCGGGCTGGGTGAACCCGGTGGAGCCGGTTTCGGCGGTGAACCCGGCGAGGGCCCGGGCCTCGTCTTTCTCGATGATCCCGGCCTGGTAGAGCGAGACCGCCGAGGCGGTGCGGGTGGCGGTGTCGGCCCGGAGCAGGGCGCCGGTCCAGAACTCGGCGTTGTTCCCCCGGGGCAGGCATTGGAGGGAGAGCTGTTGCTCTAGGGGGCGGACGATCCTAAGGATCGTGGTGCTGAGAAAGCGGCCGAACTCGGTTTCGGCGTTGGTGTAGGTCTGGCGCATCGACTCGATACCGAGCAGGAACGGGGGGACGCCGAAGCACATGGCGATCACCTGGGCGTCCCATTGGCGGGCCTGGACCAGCTGCGCCTTGTCGGCGTCGGAGGCCAGCGGTTGGAAGGTGGTGGAGGCGGGGACGACGATCGGCACCCGGGCGCCCGACACCGCCTGCATCCACTTCGTCTTGAGCTCGTCGGCCTGCGGTTGGGTGAGGTTCGGGCGGGTGTCAGTGATCACCCCTGACGGGACGCCGGACTCGGTGAAGTACCGGCCGGCGTAGGAGTCTGCGGCCAGGGCGGCGTTGATCGGCCCGGCCAGCGTGGGGAGCACGCCGCGGCCGGCGAGCTCTCCCGACCGCTTGTCGAGGGCGACGTGGAAGATGCGGTCGGCGGCGACGTACTCGTCGATGCCTTCGACGGAGTAGATCGGCTGCCACGTGTTCGGGTCGCGGGCCACGGCGACGGTGGTGATGTCCAGGGGGATGAGGTAGGCGGGCCAGCCGGTCGAATCCAAGGGGCCGATCAGGGCGGCGTAGTTGCCGTAGAGGAGGATGTCGGACACGTACTCATCCACCCAGTCGGCGAGACAGCGGTTCGGGCCCGGCGCCGGGTTCTGGATGATCGTCGCCGGCGGGTCCACCACCAGGTCGCCGCGTTTTTGGCGTAACGGCATTTGCATGACCACGCCGGAGATGAGGCGCATGGAGGCGGTGAGGGCGGGGACGCCGCGGGCCTGCCATTCGGACACGAACGGCGCCCACGCACCCCACGTTGTCCCCCACCAGCCGGCGTCGAACATCGACTGTTCCCACTGGCGGCGGGCGATGTCGGCGACACCCTGGACGTCGCCGGTGATCCCCGCGAGGCCGCCACCCATCGCGCCGAGCGCCTGCGGTCCGCCCGCGCCCAAACTCGCGTCGGGTCGACGCGACCAGGGCCAGCGTGGCACGCGCTAACTGTAGTTCCCACCGTAGCGGCCACGACGTGGACGGGTAGGCGGCTTGGATCACGGCGACGACGCGAGCCGCTTCGACGCGGTTCACGAGTGGTCGCCTTGGTGGTCCATGTAGGCGCGCAGCCCCGCGAAGCCTTTCGGCTCGGGCGACCGGGCCGCCGGAGGCCCGTCCAGATAGCGGGCCTGGTGCAGGAACGTGGTCGGGTGCGGGATGAACTTCTCTTCGGTGCGCTCGCTGGACCAGAAGGCGCACCAGACGGCCAGACCGCCCGCGATCAGGTCGGTGCCGTCGCGGCGGACAGCCTGGCGGTAGGCGGCCTCGGCCCGGGCTCGAGCTACCTTGCGCGGGTAGGCGACCCAGAAGTCTCCGAAGCCGGAAGCCTCCACCGTCGCCTTGACTGGCTTGGCGCCGTTAGGCGCCGGCGCTGGCAGGAGCTCGACTTGGACCCGTTCGGGCGCGCGCGGGGGGATTAAGGGGGGTTGTTTTTCCCTATCCCTATCCCTATCCCTTAACGCGCGACGTTTCTCACGCTCACCGGGCGTCGGTTGGGCGTCGGTTGGGCGTCGGTTGGAGCGCTCCAACCGACTCCCTAGGGGCGTCGGTTGGGCGTAGAACGTTTACCTAGAACGCGGTCCAGGCGGCGGGTTCGGCGCCGGCGGGGTGGGCGAGCGCCCAGGTGGCGGCGGTGCAGGCGATGACGGGGGCGATCGACGCGATGGCGCCGCGGCGATACCAGGTCCAGCCGCCGTCGCCGGAGTCGCGGCCGGGGGCGACTTCGGCGGCCCGGGCGAGAGCGGGGTGAGCGCCGCACAGTATGCGGCGTTCTGTGATGGCGGCCAGCCAACTCGCGCAGGCGGCGGGCCAGTCGCGGCCGCGGATGGGGAGGACGGGGAGGCCGGCGGTGGCAAGCTGGTCGGCGATGTCGCCTAGCGGGGTGTCGGCGGGGTAGCCGATCGCGACGGGGTGGCGGCGGGCAGCCAGGTCGGTGATCCGTTCGGCCAGCCAGCCGGTGCCGGGGCGGACGTCGCTGAGTTCGCATCGGTCGCCGCGGTGGTCGTGCCAGGCGATGGCGACGGTGGCGGTGGCTCGGTCTCTTGGGGCGTCGAATCCTAAGGCGACACGGATCCCGCTTGGGGCTTCTCGGATCGGTGGGATTTGGGCGGCTGCCCACGCACCCGGCGGGATGCGGGGGGCGGCGGCTTCGCCCATGCCGTCCGGCCAGCGGTTGCCGTAGGCGCGGGCGAATCCGGCTGGGCCGAGCTCATCCAACGCGGCGCGCATTTGGGACACGCCGATTTTGATTCCGTATGCCGGGTGGTATTCGGGCCAGCTGGACGGCGAGCAGGGGTCTAGCTCGTCGGGGCACGACCATTCGAAGTAGGCGATGCCGTCGCGGCGGCCTTCGGTGACCGCTTCGCGGCCGCGCTGTATGAGCTCCCACAGCCACAGGGACGTTTCGTCGCCGGCGGTGGACAGTTTCCACACCTGGGCGCCGGGGCGGGTGGCCTGGGTGGGGACGATGGCCTGGTCGAGCTGGCGGCCACGCTCGAGCTCATGCGCCCAGCATTCGTCGACGATGACGAGGTCGGACTGTTTGGAGTGGAGGGCGGCCGGCAGCGGGGCGAAGATCCGGAACATGCTGCCGTGGGGGTAGGTGATCCCTTCGGAGCCCTGGGCTCGGCGGACCTTGGCGTACGGTTTCAGTACGGAGGTTTCAAGGCCGGGTACGTGCTCGTTGAGTAGCCAGTCGCGGGCGATCTCCCGGGTCTGCGCGGTGTACCAAACTCGCTGGCGGGGCCGGTACAGGGTGCGATGCTGGGCGTTGGCGCCTGTCAAGGTGGTCTTGCCGGACTGGCGGGGGACGGTGATGACCACGGTGGAGTAGGCGAACAGGCCGGTGGTCGGGTCGATCTCGTTGGCAATGTCGGCGACGACCTTTTGCCAGGGCATGAGCGGCCATCCGAGCTCGTCGGACATGGCGACCACGGCCGGCCCGAAACTCGGGCGGCCCGGGGTGCGGGCCGTGGCGTAGGCGGGTGGTGGCATCTCAGGCCAGGCCATCGGTGTCAGATCGAACCCATCAAACCGGCCAATGAAAACGTGGAACGCTTGGCGTCTCTCGTCGGAGAGTTTCGCACGGCGGCGGTCTGATCGTTCGTTTCGGCACTCCGGAGAGCAGTACCGAGTGCCGCCGCCTTCGGCGCGGTTATATGGCGCGCCGTCCCGCGGGCAGCTCGGATTGCCGCACTGTCTCCAGTCCCCTGGTTCGGGTTCGGGTGGCTGGGACAGATCGAACGCGAGTTGGTCGTCGGGGATGGCGGAGTGTAGAAGGCGGTTAGGACGGCCGGTCGGGGCTGGCGGTCGCCATGCCGGCGACGAACGCGGCGAAGGGGTCTAGTGGCGCGGTGGCGGCGCCGGCCAGCCCGTAGCTTTGCCGGAGCTGTAAGTAGGCAATCACCGCTTTGGTTCCGGTGGCGACGTCCTCGGCGGCCTCAGCGAGGTCTACGAACCCGGCGGCGGCCCGTAGGTGGACTTTGGCGGCGTAGGGCAGGGCGCTGTCTTTTAGCTCGGGCATGAGTGCCCGTTCGACCCGGCCCGGCCGATGCCGCTCGGAGGCGACACCGATCGGGGGACGCCCACGGCGCTTGCTCGGGTTAGCGCTCGGGAACAGTTCGGGCTGATCGGGATCGGTCATCGAGCACTCAGGGTGGTTGATGGCGGTATCGGGCCGAAACGGGCGGCTGAGGGGGGAATACTGTCCGAGAAGTCAACCAACCGTTTCGCCGCCCGCGAAAAAATCGACCGTCCTACGCGAAATTCCCCCGCCGGCGCGGAACCCCCCGCCACCGCGCGCCACCCCCGGTGCCGTCCGTTCAGTCATCTACTCCCCCGTTGTCGCCGCCAGCGTCGTCCACCCCCGTGCTGTCGCCGTTGGTCTGTCGTGTGCGTGCTGAGACCCCGATGTATGACCCCAGGATGCCGGCGATTGCGCCGACCAGCGTGGACAGGACTGTCGCCTCGGACTCGCTGATGGCACCGGAGTGCAGCACGGTCTCGATGGCCAGGATGATGACCACGGCGACGACACCGACCGACAGGATCAGGGCGACGATGCCGTGGGTGTCAGTCGTCATGGTCTCGGACGGCGAGCAGGACGACGGTGATGAGGATGGCGATACCGCCGAGCACGCCGATCGAGGCGAGTAGGTCGAGGTCTTCGCTGTTGTCGTGGGCCAGGACGACCAGGCCGAGGATGATGGCGGCCATGCCGGTGGCGACGAGGTGCAGGTAGGCGCGGACCACGGCGGTCACCACACCGACACCGGCGTCGTGGGCGGGTCGAGGCCGACGCCGCGGCGGCGGTTGCAGTGGGCGCACGCGGCGCGCAGGTTGTCGAGCGTGTCGGGTCCGCCGAATAGTCGGGGGACGATGTGGTCGGCTTCGGTGGCCCGGCCGTGGCATCCGGGGTAGGCGAGCTGGCAGACGTAGCGGTCGCGCGCCAGGACGGTCCGTCTCACCCGCTTCCACGTTCCAGACCAGTGCGGGTTGCTCACCGCCGGCGGGTGGACGCCGCCCGACCCCGGACGGTGGATGAACGGGGTCGGGCGGCTGGTCGCCGGTCACGGGCGACCGACGTGACCGCACCCTGGTGTCGGTGGGAGACGTGGGCGCGGACAGTGCGGTGTGACCCCATGGTGTCCCGGCGGGCTGAGTAGGACAGGGCGGCCCGATGGGTGCGGGCCCGGCGAGTCTCGCTGATCCGCTGGCTGGCCGGCAGCCGCCGGTTGGCGGCGGCGGTCTGCGCCCGGGTCGGCGTCGGATACCGCCAGCTCGAGCGCGGTCCCCGGTTGTACACGAACGCCGATCGGGGCAGGGCGTTGCGCTGGGCCGCGGTCAGGGCCACGACGTCAGCCTAGGTGCGGGTCATCCCGCCGAGGGCGATCTGGCCTGAGGGCGGTCCCAGGTGATCGTCGTCTTGGCGTGTCTCGCCGATCTGGGCGCGGAACTGGGCGAACCAGCGGGCTCGTTCGTTGGCGTCGTTGCCGATGTACCGGGTGGGTTGGGGTCGCCGCGTCTCGGGATCGATCGCGGGTCGGCAGTAGTAGGCGCGGCGTCGGGGGTTTCGGCGCATGGTCCAAGGCTCCTACCAGCGATTTTACCCCGCAGGCGGTTGTTCACACAGACGCAGCGGGCGACTGTGTTCTTGTCCACGAATACCCAGCCGATGTCTTGGCACGCCGCGCACACCGCGCTGTTTATACCGTTAAAGACGTGGGTGGCGGATTCGTGCGGGCCGCGCGCCATCAGATGGCGGTTTTGTACGGGGCTCGCGCCATCTGTGGATAACTCGCCGTCCGGGTTATTGGCGGTATCAGCGCTCGCGTCCGCCAATAGCGGGCCGAGGCGGTAGGACGTCGCGCGCCGTCTCGACCCTGGTGTCGCGATGTCCAGCCAGCCGTCCGCGACCGCGCAGGCCAGCAGCTGCCGCGCGTACCACCGACTGAGACGCGCTCGCTCGGCCACCGTCGCCGAGGTGATCCGGGCCACGCCATCGGCGTCGAATATGCGATCAGCCACCACCGTCAACACCCGGTAGAGCCGGGGATCGTCCGGCCCGGCCATGATGACCCGATGTAACGCGCGTCCGCTCACAAGTCACCGCCGGCCGATCTCGGTTTGGAGCAGGCGGCGGGCGATCTCGCGGAACAGGGCGGCCCGGGTCTGGGGCGGGTAGGCGCGCGGGTACACGGCCAGGCGGTGCAGATGGTGGGCGAGCTCGGCCGCGGTCTGGCACTCCACCCAGGCGTCGAGGACGCGGCCCGGCCTCACCCGCGGGTGGGTCACGGGTCGGGCGTACTTTCCGGGCCGACAGGACCGTGATAGCCCGGCCGCGATCCGCGTGACAGGTTGGATGTGACAGTCCGAAAGCAGCGACGGCAGACCGGCCGCCCGCACCCACACGGGCAGTCGCCGAGGACGGGCGACGCGCCGCAGTTCTCGCACGTCGTGCTTCGATCTGACCCCCGATCGTTGAACAGGGGCTTCCTCGGGCCCGCGGGAGCACTCATCGGATGGCCCGCTTCGATCTCACGGCGTCAGCCAGCTCGTACCAGGCGTCGGCCTGGTCGGCCATCCACACAGCCCGGTCACGGGTCAGGTAGCCGGCCTCGCCGCGCTCCTCGATCAGGCGGCGCATCCCGTCCCCGTAGTGATCGAACGTGGTTGACAGCGTGACGCGCTGATAGTCGGTCAGGACCAGCGGCCTCTTCCGCTCCTCCGCGAGATCGCGCTGTGAGCGTTGCGGCGTACACGTGATCGGGGTGTGCTGGCAGACCGTCGATTGCCGGCGTCGAGCCGCCCGCGGCCTGCGCGTCGCGAGCGCGTTCCTGCGATACGAGGCCGAGAAGGAACGAGCAGCGGCAGAGGAACGCCACCGGGCCGCAACCGTCCGGGACTGGTACATCCGGGCTCTGCACCGCAGAGGGGTGTCCTTGCGTGACATCGCTGACGACGCGGGTCTGTCGCACAACGCCATCGCCAAAATCGTCAAGTCCGCATAAACGGGACTATCCGCGCTAGGCATCGCCACCAGCCGTTTCGCGGCGCCTGACAAAGTCTGAGTGGGGCCGCGTTGAGGGATAGGGCGTCACTCCACCCTCAGCGCGGACCCGCTCTGTCACTTCAGCTGCCGGCGTTCAGCTCGCGGAGATCAAGCTTGGGCATCTCCAGCCCGAACACGGCGTTGACACGCTCTCGTTTCGTGTTCTCCGCTTCGAGGTCACGCTGCAGTTTCTGCGCCCTGGTGTTGTGCCAGTTCTGCAGGGTTTGGCGGTCGGGGATGCCGGCGCCGTCTTTGGTTTTGTAGACGATCGCCCCGTCGTCGGCCAGCGCGGCCTCTCCAAGCGCGGAGCGGGCTGCGCTCTTGAAACGGGCGAACCCTTTCGTCACACCCTTGTTGTTGGGCGTGGCATCCCCGAACCACGGGTCCTGGCCGATGCCGTCGTAGGTGTACGCGGCCTGGTACATCTCGTCGAGGGAGTTGTAGGCAGGCCACTGTTGGCCTTGGGCGACAGCGAGGATGGCGTCGGCCACGAGCTTGGCCCGGGCGGCCGACTGCTGGACTTTGGCCTCGGCCCGTTGGGCCGCTTTGGCTGCCTGGTCAGCAGCCACTTGATCGGTGAAATTGGTCATGATTCCTCCAGTTCGTTTTTTGCTTCGGTGAGCCACACGATGGCCCGGTTGATGCGCCGCACAATGAACGGCTTGGCTTCGGGAGCGAACTTCTTCTCCTCCAGCCCGATATGGATATTCAGTTTGATTTGTTGCAGCCGGTTGATCTCAGTCAGCCGGTCCTTGACGTAGTCGTTCTGCCAGTCGACGTCTTGGGCCTGTCGGCGGGCCTGCTGGACGGTCTGCTCCCGTAGAACCTGCTCGTATAGACGGGTGTTAATAGCGTCGCCGAGGGCCTTTCTGCCACCTTCGACCTGCTCCCAAAGATCAGGCCGATCCCGTTCAATCCTTTTAGCATCTTGAACGCTTCTCGGATGGACCCCAGCAATAGAAGCCAACTTCTCGGCTGGCGAGATAAGGAGTATATCCTCCTTATCTCCTGGATTAGCTGGACCTGGATTCGCGGTGTTTACTTTCTCCCAGAGATCGGGATATCCCTTCGCGGTAACAGCGATCCGCTGACCAGATGTGAGGTGACGGCGCAGTGTGTTCTTTGACCACACGTACGCGAAGGCCGATTCAGGACCGTCCGGGTTAGCCCATTCCCGGGTCGGGCATTGCACCCCGGCTTCGGTGGCGGCCCGGTAGCGGTGCCAGCCGTCCATCACTTTGCCTTCGTACACGGTGACCGGTTCGAGCACGCCGTGCTGTCGGATGTCCTCCACCAACGCCTGGTACTCGTCGTCGGGCATGGGTGGGAACAAGGCTGACAGCGGATGTTGTGCCAGTTTTCGTTGTCGTTCCATTCGTCTCCTGTTCTGCCCGCCGGGTGACGGGACACCTTGAATTCGCTGTAAGTCTAGCTTACACTGAACTCTATGTCTGGTCAGCGCAGGAAGCGGTACACGTTCACGTCCGACTACATCTCTATGCTTCGCCGTATGGTCGCGGCTGCCGGTAGGCGCATCGCTGATGCCGACGTGGAAGACCTCCGGGAGCTGGTGTCGATCCGCGAAGATCTCGACGACGCCATCCGTACCGGCATCGCCGGGCTGCGCGCCGACGGGTACTCCTGGCGGGCCATAGGCGAAGCGCTCGGCACAACGGGCCAAGCGGCATATATGCGCTACGGGAAATAACCTCATTCCGCTAGTCACGGGTGAGCCTGAAATTCTCGGGGGGCACGAGGCGGTCGAGGGCTTCGGCGAGGAGGCGGTCGGCGAGCCAGGAGCGGGCGACGCCCCGGTCGCCCGCCGCGGTGTCGAGGCGTTCGGCGACGGCGTTGGAGCGGTTGATCATCGTCTGCGCCCACGGTCGCCGGCACCACCAGCAGCGCGGGGTCCGTTGGTGGAATTTGTGGCGGTCGGTCACCGCGGGCCTCCTGCCCGGGCGAGTCGCCAGGCGTCGGCGAGGGCCTCGAGCCGTTCATGTTCGGTGCGGACCAAATCCAAGGGGCGGCCGGGGCGGCGGGCGGCTTCGAGCAGGGCGCAGATGACCCGCCAGCGCCGCATCCGTTCGGGGGTTTCGACGGCGTCGGGGTTGACCTGGGCTTCGGTGAGGGTCGTCCAGTGGAGTTGGGGGACGCGGTAGGGGTCGGCGCAGCGGAACGCTCGTTCGGTGACGATTTCGCCGGTGTCGGGGTTGGCGCTTCGCCGGGTGGTGATGTCGATGATCACCCCGCCTCTCGCTTCACCGCGGTCGTTGAGGCGAAGGTGGCGGATGTTGCCGTCGGTGCGCGCCCATACCGTCCAGCCGACATCCACCAGGGCCAGGGCGCCTTTGTGGTGAGCGCCGACGACCGGACCTGGGGCAGCGGTCAGACGGTCGTCGGCGCCCGTCGGGTGGCGCAGCGCGGCCGCCGCACGCCTCGCCTTCATGAGGGCGAGGTCGTCGTCGTCACGCCAATCTGGGCTCACAGGAACGGCTCCCCGTCGGCCGGGTCGTATTTCTCGCTGCCCTCCTCGGTTCGGTTCGCTTCGGGCTGGTTGTCGTGGACTTCGGCCGGTACCGGGAACCCGGTGTCTATGGCGTCCTGCTCTTGCTCGGCTTCGTCGATCAGCCGGTGGAGGAGGGCGCCGTCGGCCCGGGTGAAGTGGGGGCCGGACAACTTGGGCATGCCGACGTTGCGGGCGATGTCGCGCACCGCGGCGGCGACGGGCACCGGGAGGTGCGCGACTCGCTCGACCAGCATGGCCCGGACCCGGTCGTCTACCGGCGGCGCCCGCCACGTTTGCGGCGCCGGGCCGGGGTCGACTTCCCCGACGACCTCCGGCTCGGCGTCCCCCTCATCATCGCTCGCCAGCTCGTCGACGAATTCGGCCTCAAGATCGACGTCGTCCGCGGCGGGCAGGCCGAGCAGAACGTCGGGCATGGCCATACGGACGAGCTGGCGCTGGCACCACGCCCGGAGCATGGCGGCCGGGTATTTCTGCCACACGTCTTTGGTGGCCAGCCCGGCCGTTCTGGCATCGGCAATGGTGACGGTGAGCGACGTCCAGGTCTGCTCCCCGGGCCGGCGCAAACGGCAGGTGGCCTGCTGGTGGTCGGAGCCGAGCCATTCGATGCGGGCGCCTTTCGAGCGGGCCATCCCGCCCAGGAACATCGACGAGACGATCAGCTTCGGCCCCGCCTTAGTGTCGATCAGATGGAAATGTTCGAACGCCGTCAAGGGGTCGAGACCGAACCCGGCGGCGCGGAGCATGATGTACGCGGCCGCGTCCGGGTTGTCGGTCGGGACCAAACCCGATCTCGCGGCTACCGCCGCCTGCCGCTCGATCAGCGACAGGCGGCGCTCATCGAGGGGAACAAGATCGGTCATGAGGCGCGGCGGCTGTCGTCGTTGGGCTCGATCGGTCGGAGGATGGCTTCGAGGTCGCTCCGCCGGAATCTGATCTGCCCGGACGGCATGCGGATATGGCGGATGAGGCCGTCGGCGGCCCAGCGGCGGACGGTTTCGTCACTGACCTGCAGCAGCTGGGCGGCTACGAGAGTGGAGACCAGTTCGTCTGGCATAACCAGCAGACTCTAGACTATTCCAAACTTTTCCGCCACTAGCCTAGTTATCCACAGGACCTTGTGGACACTGTGGATAATGTGGCATAGTGTGGAGCATGGCCGCGGTCACGTGGATACCGCGCCGAATTTGCTCGCCTGCGCCTGGTGCTCCCCGATCCGCGGGCGGTGGCGATCGTGGCGGTGATGGAACGCATGGGGTTGCGGTGCGTCGAGGTGGCCCGTTTAGAGGTCGCCGACTGGGATCGTGCCGAGCGGCTGATATATGTCTGGGGAAAAGGCGGGCGGCGCCGTACCGTTCCCGTACCCGACGACGTAGCCGCCGCGCTAGCCCCGCACGTGCGAGACCGCGACCGGGGACCGATCTTCGGGATCGGCGCGGCCCGCCTGTCTCAGCTGGTGTCGCAATGGATGAGACAGGCCGGATTGAAATCCGAAGCCCGAGACGGCAAGAGCGCGCACGCGCTCAGGCATCGGGCCGCGACCGAGGCGTACCGCCGGACCAAGGACCTGCAGGCGGTCCAGCAACTCCTAGGTCATAAGAACGTGGCGACCACCGACCGCTATCTGGCCCGGGCCGATCTCGATCGGGTCCGGGCCGCGCTCGGAGTACAAGCCGCCGGGTAGCGGCCGGATCGAGCGGCGCGCGACGATGAGCGGACGCGCGCCGGCCGGGGTCTCACATCCAGGGTGCCGAAGGTTCGTTGGGGTTCTATCGTCACCGAACCCCGGCCGACGCGCCTACCCGAACAGGCGGACGTAGACGTAGACGAGCTCGGCGGCGAGCACGGCGATCACGAAGATGAGCGCCCAGATCGCGAGCATCCCCCGCCGGTCGTTCACGCTGGTCGGCGGGGTGAAGAGCTAGCTGGGCGGCCAGGCGATGTCGAACAGGTCGGCGGTCTGCTTGTTCACCGGGGCGCCGCACGGCACCCAGTTCGGCAGGGTGCCGGCGATCGGCTTCGCGCCCTGGTCGACGTTCAGTTGGTAGTCCGATGACGACGTCAGCCACCGGAACGTCATCCCGTCGGTGACCACCTGGGCGACCTGCCCTTTGTTTTTGGTGGGCACGTTGCGGATAGCGGGCATGTCGTCGTCCTCCGGTTCGGGTTCTGGTGAGGGCGTGGGTTGGGCGCCGCCGATGACTTTCGCCCACGGGAACGCGGGGCCGGGGTCCCAGTGGCCGCCGCCCGCGGCGCCGAGGTCGACGTGGCCGCAGACGCCGCGGGTGCGGCCGTCCTGGGCTTGGGTGGCGGACAGTTTGACGTTCGGTATCCCGAAGGCGGCGCATTCTTCGGCGATCCAGGCGGCGCAGTTGGCGAGCATCTGCGGGTGCCTGTTCCAGTCGGCAGTTTGCCAGGCGGCGAACGCGCACAGCTCGGTGGCGATCGAGTAGGGGTTGGCGTTCGCCTGGGTCCACGCCTTACCCGATCGGGGGACGTATTCGCCGACGACGCCGGGGGTGTCGTCGATCCCGGTGTGCGACGACACCTGCGACGCCGGGTTGGCGAAATACGAGCCGAGCGACTGGTAGGTGGTAGCCCCCTCGGCGGTGTGCACGACGACCAGGCGGACGGTCTGGCCGCCCCGGCTCGAGTAGTTCGGGCTGGGAATGCTAACCCGCGTCAGGGCCATTCGGTTCGTCCCCGTCGTCGGGCTGGTCGGGGGTGGTGTCGGGGTGGTCGGGTTCGCGGACCGGGTCGTCGGCCGGCTCCGGCCAGTCGACCTCGGGGGTTTCGGTTTCGGTGGGGGTGTCGGACATCGGGTTTGCTCCTTATTGGTCGATGAGGTGGGCGGCGATGTAGGACGGGATCTGGTTTCCGCCGGCCGGGTCGCAGAACAGGGCGCCGCCGGTGGTTTGGAGTACCCACAGGTAGAGGGTGTCGTTGGCGTTCAAAGCGATGTTGTCGGCGCCGGACACGGCCGGCCAGCCCGGGTTGACAAAGAACGTGGCCATGGCCCGGGGCGGGTTGCCGTTCGGGTTGTTCACCGCGAGGCCGACCCGGTGCGGGCCGCCGCCGGCCATTGTGGCGTTCGAGGTGCCGTTGATCGACCCGAGCCCGAACGATACGTGGTAGAGGCCGGCGACGGGGACGCGGAGGCCGTTGTTGTTGACGGTCATGCCGCCTTTGAGCGGCCAGGCCGGGTCGGCGGCCATGCTGGTGATCGGGATGATGCTGGCGTTCGTCAAGGTGGTGGCGGCGGTTTGGCGTATCCGGCCGTTCACCCGGGCCACGGAGGCCGCGCCGGGGGTGAGGCCGCCGGGGCGGACGTCGGCGATGTTGGCCTGGGTGACCGCCGCGGAGCCGCCGGGCACGTAGACCTGGGCTAGGACGACGGTGCCGGCGGGGGTGGCGGGGATGGTGGGGGTGGCGGCCGGGGTGCCGGCGACCACGTCGAAGATGAAATCGTTGTTGGTGCCGCCGTCGAGGTCGTTGCCTCTCGGCCGGCAGATGACGAGGTCGTAGCGGTTTTGGCCGGACGGCGGGGCGGCGGTGATCGTCACCTGCTCGACGGCGTCGGAGGAGCACAGGGTGCTGCCGGTGTTGTTCTGGGTGGGCACCGCGACCCGGCCGGAGGCGACGTTCAGGACCATCCCCGACGAGGTGGTGACCGCGCACCCGCTCGACGCGGGGGCGGGCCACAGGGCGCCGAGGACGTCGCGGTCGTAGGCGCCGCTGTAGGAGCCTTGTTGTAGCCAGTTCGGGGTGTGGCGAGTCACGGGATTACCTCCGGGCGAGGGCGTCGATGTCGCGGTTCTTGCCGGTGAGCAGATCGGCGAAGGTGATGTCGGGGCGGCCGACGGTGAGACTCACGTCTTCTTGGCCGTCGTCGCCGATGTCGTAGGTGATCCCCAATACCCGAACATTCGTGTTGACGTTCAAGCGGCCGGCCCGGATCACCAGCGGGCACGTGTCGCCCATGTTGGGGTTACCCCACGTGTAGCCGCCGGGCCGGAACACCAGCGAATAGGTGGGCTGCAGGACGCTAGCGAGGGCCAACGAACCTTGTACCTGGTCGTTGAGGGTGGCTTGGATGGTGACGTCGGCGGCGTTGTCGGCGGTCATCCACAGGCCGACCGCGCCGGTCGTCCCCGACCCGGCGTCGGGCGTCCAGGCCTCGGCGAACAATTGGGCCGCGTTCGGGTCCGAAGACCCGTTGTTCCCCAAAAGTCGAATGTAATTCGAAAAATCCGCGGAATTGACCGATCTTGTCAGTGACCCGATGGTGGTTCCGTACATGAGGAGGACGTCGGGGCGGAGGACACCCTGGTTGGGGTAGAACACCCGGAACAGGTCGATGGTGGTGAGGTTGGGGTCCTGGGGGCGGACGTCGAAATCGAACCCGTTGATCACTGCGGCCAAATCGCCGATAGCGGCGCCGATGTTCTGATTCGGGAGATAGGTGCGGTCGCGGAGCTGGCCGGACGGGTTGCGGCTAGCCCCGGACGGGTCCACCGGGTTGAGCGAGAGGCCGACGTTGTTGCCAGGCGAGAACGGCACCCCCGACGAGCTCGCCGCGAGCGGCCCGGCCCGCTGGAGCAGGTTGGCCACGATGGTGTCCTGCTCGATCTGCGTCGCGGTCATCGTCGTGGTCAAAATTCGGCGGTTCAGGACATCCGAATAGTCGTGACAGGTGACATTGAGGGTCGCGGACTGCTCCGAGATGACGTCCTCCGTCTGGCAGATGACACCTCTGAACACCGGTTGGTCTTTGCCGGTCTGTTCGTCCCAGCGCCACACGATCACCTCCTGGGTGAGCTCGGCGAGGAGGGCGGCGGTCGGCGAATGCCCGTCGACGGTGAAGGTGAGCACGGCCGGTTTGTTCCAGGCCTGGTCGAGTTTCCGGGAGCGGGCGTCGGCGATGTCGGCGACGAACATGGCTGGGGCGTTGACGTTCCCGAACGCCCGGCTGGCGAGGGTCATCCGCCACCGGCCCCGCCCGGGCGGTATCGGCGTGCCGAGCGGGGCGGCCAGGGTGTCGGTCATGAGAGGTAGCCGTCCTGCCAGATGGCCTGGGCTTGGGTGACGCCGGTGGTCGTCGTGCCCCGCACGTACAGCCAGGCGGTCATTTGCGGCAGGAATACCGGCCACGTCGTCGTCGACCAGTTGACCGAGCTGTAGACGGATTGGGCGGGGTCGCTGTCGCGGTACACGGTTCGGCGGGCGGCGTCGATGTCCACCCAGTGGCCGGCGTCGATCACGAACCCGGTGTTGAAATGCCAATCCCAGTGGTAGTAGTTGCCGGTGGTGGAGCTGCCGCCTTCGCCCCACACCCAGGCGGCGGTGATCGGCCCGTACACCCGGATGAGCGGCCGGACGATGGTGTCGCCGGGTGAGAAGATGATCCCGGTGGTCGGCGACCCGCCGCCCGGCGGGTAGGTGCGGGGGAACGTGAGGTTGTAGGTGCGGCCGGCGGTGGTCGAACTGCCGGCCATCGCGACCACGGTGTGGACGGTCGGGTCGCGGGCGACCGGGTCTGCGGCCACCCACGCCAGCTGAATGGCGCGGCTCTTAGTCCCGTCGATCGGCCACGAATAGTCGGACGCCCGCACCGTCAATATCCGCTCTGGGGTGCCGGGGCGGTCGAGCACCCAGTGGAGGACGGGGCGGACGTTGGGGACCATGTAGGGGGCGAAGCTCGCGGCGACGGCGTCGATGCCGGGCGAGCCGGGCGCGGGACGGGCGGTGATGTCGGCGGTCACCGCCCGGGAACCCCAGAACTGGGTGCGATCGTCGACGCCGTCCATGTCCGGTTTGTTGTTGACGACGTCGCGGACGTCGGGGTAGCCGAGGTCGAGTTTGGTGCAGTAGTAGCCGGCGTCCGCGTCCTCGAGCGGCTGGGTGAGGGTGCCGAGGGTGAGCCAGGCCCGGCGGACACAGTCGGCCATCGGTCAGATCCCCCGGGTGCGGAGTTGCCAGGCGAGGCGGCGGGCGAACAGATCCAGGTCGACGTCGGCGGCGGCGTTGACGGTTTCGATGTTGACGAGCGGGCCGGCCGGGCGGGTTGCCGACGCGGGGGCGGGGGAGATGACTTCGCCGGCGTGGGCGTAGACGAGCCCGGAGCGGGTGAGGAGGCCGCCTTGGGCGAGGGTGGGGACATGCCACGGCGGGGTCCAGCTGAAGCTCGGGACGATGGTGTGGCCGAGGATTTTGACGCCGGGCGTCTCGATGTGGATCGAGTTCAGGACGCCGGCCACATGGTTCCACACGCTTCGGAGGGGGCTGATGATCTTGGAGTTGATGAAATTCCAAGCGTCCTGGAAGGGGCCGACGAGCGCGTGGTAGACGCCGGAGAAAGCTCGTTCGATGGCGCCGACGACCCCGGAGAACACGCCGGCGATCCCCGACCAGATGGAGGCGATGGTGGAGAAGGCGGAGCGGGCGAACCCGACGATGGAGTTGAACGCGCCGGCGACGATCGCCGCGGCGGCCTGGAAGGGGGCGGCGATGGCGTGGCCGACAGTGGAGAAGATCGACACGATGAACGTCCAGGCGGTGCGGGCCCAGCCCATGACGGTGGAGAAGGCGGAGGCGACGGCGCCGGCGAACCAGATGAACGGGGCGGCGATGGCGGAGCCGATGGTGGAGAACAGGGAGACGATGAAGCTCCAGGCGGTGCGGGCCCAGGACATGATGGTGGAGAAGTGCTGGACGATCTCGACGACGGCGATGCCGATCGGCCCGGCCAGGATCCCGAGGAGCAGCGGCCAGTTCTGGACGATCCAGTTCCACACCGCCATGGCGACCGCTTTGATCCCGTTCCAGATGGTCGTCCAGTTGGTGTAGAGGACGTAGCCGATGGCGATGAGGGCGGCGATGGCGGCGACGATGCCGAGGACGATCCAGCCGATCGGGGAGGCGATGAACGCGGCGTTGATCAGCCCCCACACGACGGTGAACGCGGACACCGCGGCCGAGATGCCGAACACCGCGGCGGTGAGGACGATGAGGCCGGCGGCGACGGGGATCAGCCAGGAGGCGTGACCTTGGATCCAGGTGAACAGGCCGGCGAAGGTGTTGACCAACGTTTTGACGATCGGTATCAGCTGGTTGCCGATCGCCACCTGGACTTCGTGCCAGGCGACCGACATTTTCGACCCGGCGGTGGCGGTCGCGGCGGCCATCCCCCCGACCCGGCCTTCGACGTCGGACAGCAGCGTCTTTTGGGCGCCGAGGAGGTTGCCCTGGGCGACCATCGCTTTGATCTGGTCTTGCTGGGTTTTGGTGAGCGCGATCCCGGCCCGGCCGAGGGCGCCCATGTATTTGACCGGGTCGTTGAGCGCTTTTCCGAGGGTCTTGGCGTTCGACTCGAGGTTGCCGAACCCGGCCGCGGCGAGATCGGCGGCGGCCTTGGTGGCCCGATCGAATATCCCGTTTTGGAGGGCGGTCGCCGAGGACACGTTCTTGAAGGTGGTGAGGATCGCCTGGGCGTTTTCGATCACGTCCGGCATGACACCGATCTGGCGGCCGAGGGAGTCGGCGAACTCGATGGCGTGCTTCGCCGCCGCCCCGGAGGCGTCGCCGGCGTCCTTGAACGCCTGGGTCAACCGGGCGTTGGCGACGTGGGCTTCGGAGGCGGCGTCGACGGTGGCTTTGCCGAAGTCGATGACTTTTTTGGTGACGTAGGCGGAGCCGATCGCCTCGGCGACCTTGGCGAAAGAGACCCCGGTTTTGT